TGAAGATAAAACAAAGGATGAAGTTGTTAAGCCCGCCGCTAAGGCGTCTGAAATTAAAAAAGGGTGGAGTGTCAATGAAGCTGGAATACTTGTAAGAGATGGCGAGCTTGTTAAATGCCCGTTTGAAGGATTCAAAAACTGCAATAACAAATGCCCTCACTATGAAGATATTAAATTATCACCTCCGAAATTAAGAGTTGTAGGTGCTATGCTGACATGCGGCACAGGAAAAAGAATTAGTTTCGATAGGTAAAAACAAATCGTGTGATGTAGTAAGGTCCGGGTGAATTCCGACTGTTTGGTTACATAGGCTCACCCGGCCATCCGGAGGAAAAATGGCAAAGACAAAAATTATAGTAAACTATTCATGTAATCATGATGGGAATAAATTAGATCCTATCAGAGAAGTTTTTTATGATGTTATTGATGTTAAAGAAAAAGAATGTTTCTGTTTAATTAATCCAGAGACATCTAAACCTATTCGTACTCTTATGAATAAAAGATATGAAACAGAAGAGATAAAACCCGAATGAACAAACGAGTCTATATCCAGTTTAAAGATTTAGGAGTTCTGCCGGAGTTTTCTGCAACAGGTCAGGGACTAGGTGGAGCCGACTTAAATATTGAATTTAAGGATGTTGTTTTATCTCGTAAGCGAAAACGCAAAATAAAAAGAGTAAAAAAATGAAAATAACAGCTATGTACTTCCATGGGTCTCCCCGCGGAAATTTCTGCGGATACTGTGATGTTGTTTTTAATAGAATTTTAAAAATAAATAAAATTCGAATTGTTCGAAACCCAGATAATAAACTTATAGTGTGTATGCCTAATAGGAAAAATATAACTGGAGAATGGGAAGATGTAGTTCATCCTATAAATTCGGAACTCCGTAATACAATCACTGAGCTTATCATTGAGGTTTACTCGTGGAAAGTAAAGACTCAAAAATAGACGAGTACCTTCAAAACTTAGAAGATCCAAAATTCTATATTGAATCTAATCTATCTATTATCAATAAAGATTCCCAAGATGTTCCATTTATTTTCAATCCAATTCAAAACCGATTTATGGAAGAGCGTGCTGGTCCTACAATAATCGGTAAAGCTAAAATATTTCTTGATGCAATTCTTAAAGCCCGGAAAGAGGGTTTCTCTTCATTAATAGCAGCTATATGGCTACATGCTTGTGTTTTCCAAAAAAACACAAAAGCGGTTATAATGAGCGAAGAGGATGGGGCAACTAAAAGACTCTTAGAGCGTGTTGATTATTATATTAAAAGCTCTAAAATCAAAATAAAACTTGGCACTGATTCTAAAGAAGGGTATAGTTTTCCGGAAACTAATTCTACTATGTGGATAGGAACAGCAGGACAGAAAGCTTTTGGCCGTGGTGATGATATAACTCACTTACATTGTTCTGAATATCTCTTTTATCCTAATTTTGGAATCTTAACCGGCGTTCAAGAAGCTATGAGAAATGGTGGATGGTGTGTTCTCGAATCTACCGCTAATGGTTCCGGGACTGAAGGGCATAAGTTCTGGGAAGAGAAAAACAATTTTAAAAAGCATTTCTACGGCTGGCAAGATGATCCTCAATATTGCAGCCCTGATAATACTCCATTCGAATTAGACCCATATGAGAAAGCTATTAAAGAATCCTTAAATCTTTCGTACGGGCAATTACGCTGGGCGCGGCAGAAAAAAGCAAGTATGATTAAGCAGTATGACTTTCCTCAAGAATACCCAGCAAACGAAGCCGAAGCTTTTCTCACAAGTGGAGCAAAAGTATTTCCATGGCCGGACATTAAAAGACAAGCTGATATTAAACGGCCATATAAATGGAAATGTAATTTAAAAAATATTGGTAATAAAATAACTATAGATACAAGTGATCCTCAAAGTAATCTTACAATCTGGCGAACTCCAAACGATGTTGGACGGGAGCAACTATATCTTATTACTGCTGATTTTGCAGAAGGTATTATTGGCGCTGATTTAACCAGTATGTCAGTATGGGATATTTATTCATGGGAACAGGTAGCTCACTGGCATGGATATAGAGAACCATCGGAAGCTGGTCAAATAATGTACGATTTAGGATGTTATTATAATTGGGCAACCTTGGCGCCCGAAACAAATATGCCTGGAAATGTAGCTTATGCTAAATTAAAAGCTTTAGGGTATCCTAAAATGTGGCAAGATTCAGATCAAAAGCCGTGGAAGACTACTCAAAAGACAAGGCCGCTAATAATTTCCGCAGCTCGTGTAGCTTTACAAGAAAGCACTGTTATAATAAATTCTCCTCAAACTATAGCTGAGATTAAAACATTTGTTAAAGCTAAAAACGGGAAACTTGAAGCAGATACTAATTGCCATGATGATTGTGTAATAGATCTTTCAATAGCTTGCTATATATTAAAAATGACTGCTTTTACTGATACTATGCTTGAAAAGGTTACTCGTAAGCCTTTACGCGAAATTCTAAAGTTAACAAATAGGAAAGTAAAGAAACGTAATAATCAAGTAGTTTAATGCTATAATAAAACCGAGGGATTATGGAAAAAATAAACGATTTAATTTTTGCTTTAGACCATGTAAAAAGATTTAATTATGAAGAGTATACTCCCCTTCAATTAAAAGTTGTTGATGATTTTCTTCAATATGCTAAAGAAATTCGCGATAAGAAAAAACCCGCAGTAAAATTAAATTCAGGGAATAAATCTAAAACTAAAAAATTAAAAGATAATATATTCTATTATAGCGAAACGGTAAAAACAATAAACGGGTACACTACAATACTCCGGCATCGTGCTAGTGACAATGAAAATCATTTTAATGGGAAAACAAAAAGGCAAGCAGAGAACAAAGCAATAAATTATATAAACGAGTAGAGGGATTATATGATCTGGAAATGTAATGTAAGTGAAGACATAATGACTTTAAAAGTAAGGGTTTTTATTCACCGGGAACGAAATGGTGAACTTGAAATTCTTCATAATGACGGAACAATTACAACCGATGAAACTGGCGGTACTGATGTAAAGCCTACTTTCTCTATTCCTAGAAGTTGTCTTAAAGATTTATTAGAGGGACTTGCTAACCTTGGCGTTAAACCAAAAGATGAAGGGCTTATAGTTGGAGAGCTTAAAGGAACAAAGTACCACCTTGAAGATCTTCGTGTTCTATTAAAACTAACTAAAAAAACAATACAATAAGTAAAAAATAAAACGGAGGGATCATGATAAAGCAAATAGCGTATGGAGAAGAAGGAAGACAGTATCTTAAAGCCGGAGTTGATAAATTAGCTAATGCTGTTAAAGTAACATTAGGACCGAAAGGTAAAACAGTTATTCTTAGTAGGCAGTATGGGTCACCCACAATTATAGATGATGGCGTTACGATAGCCCGGGAAATAGAACTTAAAGATCCATACGAAAATATGGGCGCCCAGCTTGTCCGAGAAGCTGCATCAAAAACAAACGATATAGCCGGTGACGGTACCACTACAGCGACAATCTTAACGCAGGCTATCTATGCGGAAGGAGTTAAGAATATCACAGCAGGAGCGAATCCTACGCACCTAAAGAAAGGAATAGACTATGCTGTCAAAGAAATAGTCAAAGAATTGAAACGTATGGCTAAAAAAGTCGATAATAGTGAAATGAGAACTCAAATAGCCACAATATCCTCAAATGATCCTCATATCGGGAAATTAATAGCTGATGCTATGGATAAAGTCGGGAAAGAAGGAGTTATAACTATTGAGGAAGGGAAAACAGCCGAAACAGAAATGGAATTAGTTGAAGGTATGCAATTTGACAGAGGCTATTTGTCTCCCTATTTCGCAACTAATCCGGAAAAAATGGATTGTGTTCTTAAGGATTGTTATATACTTATATCAGACAAAGTAATATCTTCTATCGATGATATCCTTCCTATTCTTCAAAAAATTTCCGCAGAGCAAAAAAGTTTACTTGTAATTGCTGAGGACGTTACCGGACAGGCGCTTGCTACTTTAGTTGTGAATAAACTGCGCGGGCAAATAAATTGTTGCGCTATTAAAGCTCCTGGCTATGGTGAAAGAAGAAAAGAGAGTCTTGAAGATATTGCTGCTCTTACCAGCGCTGAGGTTATCACTAAAGATAAAGGAATGGAAGTCGATAAAACCACAATCCTTCAATTAGGTAATGCTGACAGTGTTATAATATCCAAAGATAATTCAACGATAGTTTCAACCGCCGGTGATAAAGAATTAATCCAAAAGAGAATCAGTCAGATAAAAAAACAAATTGAAGATTCAAGCTCGGATTATGATATCGGAAAACTTGAAGAAAGACTTGCTAAACTTGCCGGCGGAGTTGCTGTAATAAAAGTAGGTGCCGCAACTGAAACCGAAATGAAAGCAAAAAAGTCAAAAGTTGAGGATGCAAGAAATGCGACTATTGCGGCTCAAGAAGAAGGAATTATTCAAGGTGGTGGAGTTGCTTTAATTCGCGCAGCAAAGGTTCTTGATGATGTAAAATTTGCATTTCCTGACGAACTGACCGGAATCAATATTGTGAAAAAAGCGGTATTTGCTCCACTTAGAATAATTGCGGAAAACTCCGGGAAAGACGGGTCTATCGTAATTAATGAAGTAGAAAATAATACAATCAATGTTGGGTTTAACGCTGATAATAATACGTACGTAGACGTTTTCGAAGCAGGGATCATCGACCCTGTTAAAGTAACAAGGACAGCACTTGAAAATGCTGGTTCTATAGCTGGAACTCTTCTGACAACAGAAGCTCTTGTGGCAGATAGACCAACAAAACAAGAGATTATCCCAGAAGGCGCAGGAGGTAATTACTAAAAAAAGAAACCTAAAACTTAAAAGCAAAAATTCGTGTATATAGAAGTCCCCCGTTTATTTAACCTAGCGGGGGATTTTTTCTATTGACATTAAATAAAAAAAGTATAATAATATAGGTATGACAGAAACTAAAATAAATAATACTAAGACAGACGAAAATCCAGAAACCAAAAAAAATGAAGTTATGGAAGTGCCGCTTGTGAAAGATAAACCTACTATCTCATTCACAAAAGATAAGGACATTGTGATAATCACAATCCCTAGCACATTGCATCCAACATTTGCTCGTGGGTTCTGCGCGGAAATTGAAATATTTGTAATGAACTGGTTTAACGAAATCACAACTCAGCGTAGAAAAATAAAAGAAGATGCTGCGCAGTTTAGTTTCGCGAATGGAATAAAGAATATAAAAATGTGGGGTAAATCATGAAAGCAAAATACGGAAAAAGAAATTCCGGCGGAAAAGCCGGTTCAGAATTAAACTACACCAGTCATGAAAAAGGACTCGGCGGTCCTGTTGAAGAAGATCCTAAGTCTGGTCTTCAACCCGGCAAAGGTGTTTCTGGTTCAAAAGGGCTTAAAACACCAGAAGGAAAAATAAAAAAATCCTTCAAAACTCCTAAAGTCAAATGAAAGGAAATATTGACGAAAAAGGAAAGTTTATAGATCTCGGAGAGGATTGGGGTGAAGTAAGCGTTCCTAAAAAAAAGGAAGTACATTACCCCTCTCTTCGAGTGAAAACAAATACTACGGTTAAGCTTGGGTCAACTGGAACAGCCGTAATTAAGTTTATTGTTCGAGGGTATGAAAAAATAGATGACAGGAAGCCGGAAATTCGCCTTGAAGTAAAAAGTATAAAGTTCGGAAAATAAAAAATGCCTTTATTTTTTCTCAAACCGCCAAACAATATTAAAATAAAAAAAATTCAACGCGATGTTGAGGAAATTGAAGATGCGTACAAATCTTCAAAACACACCCTCCCTGAAAAAAAATTAATAGAGCTTACCAATATTGTTAAACGGCAGTATGATTCATGGGATGAGGGCTTTGGTCCTATGCGGACTAATTTAAAAGAGTTAAATAAATTAATGGAAGGAAATCTTGATAAAACAGATTTTCCTTTCGGCGAAGAGGCTTCTTCTCAAATTGATTTAAGATTAGCTGCTGAAAAATTTAGGTCTTTAAGTTCAAATTACCGGAGAACTGTTTTTGCTGGAAAACAACTTACTGTGGCTAAATTAAACCCTGGCAGTAAAATAAATGGAGCTCTCCGAAATAAAATTGAAGCTGCCGAGAACTGGACTATTTCAGAATTATCTAATTTAGAAGATACACTTAAAGATACAGACCTTCCATGTTTTAGGGATGGTACGGCACTTATCTACGGTGAGTATTTAAGGGAAGCTGAAACAGGTGTTGATTGTGAAGTGTATAGTAATCTAAATGCTTTTCAAGCTGATTATCCTGATGCTGAAACTGCTGGAGTAAGTGAAAAAAAATATGATGAAATAGTCTCTTTATTAAATGAGCCAGAAGAAGAAGGAATTGAGCCACTCGAAGTAAGAGTTGAATATGAAATAGATTTTGTTTCGAAAAACGGGCCTAAATATACTCTCCTTCCGCTCTACAACTTTATCTTTTATCCTTTCTTCCCAGATAAAATCAAAGATCTTAGTATGTACGGGTATGAATATAAAGAGCAGCGCGCAAAATTCCTCGAAAAGAAAAAACACGGGTATTATATTAAAGAAGCTATTGAAGATATGGTTTTTAAACCCGGAGATACAACTTATGAGGATGAGTGGGATCAAGCTCGCGATGAAGTTGAAGGTATTCAAGGTGATTATAAAGAAGCATACAAGTTTGCTCGAATAATTATTAAAGCCGATCTTAACGATGATAAGCGTCCAGAATATTATAAAGTAATTTATTGGCCCGAGAATAGAAAAATCATTCGTGTTGAAAAATATAATGTTCGCCGCAATATCCCATGTATCGTCCCTTTTAAGTTTCTGGGACGGGATGGTCGATTACTTGGAATCTCTTTGTTAAATGACGGGAAAGATCTTTTTGGCGAAATTAATGCGCTACATAGAGATAGATCGAACAAACGCAGGCTTACATCACAAATTACCATGATAGCTCCTGACAGCATGAAAGATACTCTCGGTGATTTATATGAATTTGAGCCTGGGTCTACTTTATGGACTCCAGATGCTTTATTCGAGGCAGGACAGGTCCCTAGACAATTTGTTCTACAAAATCTTGATAATAGCGATTATAAAGACGAGGAATATTCAATCAGATTCTTAGAAGGGCTTATCGGTCCTTCTGCAGGTATGTCGGGACAGGAAAGTATGAGTGATCCTTCCGCGCCCGGTAATAAGACTGCTATGTTGTTACAACGGAGTGATTATAGGGTAATTGATCTTATTGATGAGTGGAAACGCAGCATTGATGATATTGTATCATTAAATAATGCTCTGCTCCATCAAAACTATAAATCAAAAATACAATTTATAAATCAAGATGGTGAGGACGATGATATCGATACTTCTCTCCTCATAAGTGAAATGATAAAATTTCGGCTTAAGGCTATTACAGTTCCGTTATCTCCAGAAGTTGAAATGTCTCGAATTGCTAATGTCGCTAAAAGCGCTGTTTTATTTGCCGAACTGCCTTTTCAAGCTGATCCCGATATATTACGAATATTATGGAATGATTATATTAATGCAGCGCGTCTTTCAAATGGCGATGCGTATTTAGTAAAAAAACCTATAGTTCAAAAACAAAACCCGGAGGCAGAAAATCCGGATAGAGAGTTACAAAATAACATGGAGGGATAATGGAAAGCAAACAAAAATTGATAGAGGCCGCTAATATTAAAGTTAGCATTAAAACTAAGCACGAAAGAATTAAACAGTTACAACAATTGGCTAAATTAAAAACCAATAAACCACTTATCAATGAATTCGATAAAATAATTGATACTTTAAATAGAATAAACACAACCATCCTTGAAACTAAGGATATTCCTGACGCTCAAAAAGAGCAGGTCACACTTCGGTCTAATGCTAAAGTCGCACTTATCATTAAAGGAATTAAAAAGAATATAATGTCTTCTCAAATATCAATCGATAGACTTAATGAGGATATCGCTAACGACAATGATAAGATAAAAAAACTAATAAACAAACCCAAGGAGGGAAAACATGTACAAATTATTTAGAATACTCATGGATGGAGAACCGGCGCCGGCAAACGCTGCTGATCCTACAGATGAGGAAGTTATAGAAGAAGAAGGTACAGAAGAAGAACTCGAACTTACAGAGGCTGAGATTGAAAACGTCAAACTAAAAGAGAAAATAACTGAGCTTGAAAAACCTAAAACTCCCGCGGCTGTTCCTATTACAGCTGTAAATATGGATCAGTTCTCTGAAGATCAATGGATAACGCTTGAAACTCAAACCGGCAAAGACCGAGAGACTATTAAAGCTGAGTATAGATCTCATGTAACAAATAAAAGGCAAGACGATATAGAAGCTCGTCAAAATGTTCGCGATGCTATCGCAGATGAAATAGAAAAAAATCCTCGGCTTACAAAACTTAGGGCAGGAATTAAAGAGCACTTTGATACAATTCCAAACAATCAAAAACTCACTAATGAAGCTATTGCTAAGCATATGCAAACTGCTATCTTCTATGCTAAAGGCAAGTATGGGTTTACGAAAACTCCTAAAGCACTTACAAAAAAGATAGCGCAAGCAGATGACGACGATATTTCTTATGATGAGGATCCTAAAAATACCGGCGCTGAAAAAGGCGAGATAGAAGATGGTGAGTATATTTCTAAGACTGGTGAAAAAATCCGTGTCGGTGGAGTAATCGATAAAAAAGAGTGGAAAAAAGTTCAGTCCAATGAACGTAGTCCCAATGATGTAAAAATTCCAAATAATTTTGATGAGGCTCCATCATTCGATTAAAATGAAATTTAATCCTAAACAATTAAATGAAAAAAAAATGTATCCTTCTCATACGGCCGGGAGTGGTAGAGCCCGGCCGAATAGTCTAAAAACCGGAGAAGGCCACGGCAAGAAAAGCCCTAAGCTAATTTATAAATGCGCGCAATGTGGGCATCCTGTTGATATAAATAAAACCGATCATTCCGGCGGAACATTAACAGGTAATGGCGGTCTTGGAACTATCACAATTACCGACGGAGTAGGTGAAAATTCTGTAAGAAAAGGCGCCGGTTGCCCACTCTGCGGAAGTAAGAATTTTTTAAAAAAGACTTGACACATTAAAAAAAGTATTATATCCTATTAGAGAAGTATCCACCTTGATTAATCCAACCTGGAAAAATTAAATTTTATCCAACCTGAATACTCACCTTGAACTAATTATTATGAGGTGTGTATGAAAATTATAAGCTCTCCTTTAGGACTAATAAAATTACCTATCGACGGTGTAGCTGCTGATATTAATGCCGGCGCTATGCTCAAACCAGGAACAACCGAAGCTGGAAGTGGAAGTGACACTTACGGCAGTGCTGTTCTTGCTGATGAAACCGGCGCTGATGCGTACGGACTCCTTGTTGCTAAACATGATGTATCAGTAGTTGGTGATTCTGATGTGTTCACTGGCGCGGCTCATGTTATGGCGGAAGTTGAACCATTCTGTCCTGGCTGTGTTGTCGCATGTGAATATGACCAAACTGATACTATGGCTATTGCCACAGCAACCGCAACTGCAATCACTATAAATTCAATCGAAGCTCATATAAGTGGAGGCTGGTTATATGCTGTTGCCGGCACTGGTATTGGTCAATTAGCTTTCATTAACTATGATGATAATACCCATCTAACTATCGCCGCGCTTACTACGACTTTGGTCGCTGCAGACACCACATTAATTAAAATACCACCTATCGGGCACGGATTACACCACTTAAACGCAACAATGGATAAATTCGGAACTGATGCCGCAGCCGGAACTTGGACCGCTAGAACTATCCGCAATCAAATGAGATATGATGGCTCTGAAAGCTGGATTGATCTTGAACCCAACGCACATCATAATTTTCAGTTGAATGGATTACACCCGGTATTCAGAAGTCTTGTAATGCCCAATAACACTTTTATAGCGCCGATAGATTAATAAAATATCTAATCGGTAGTATGTAGGAATTTACACTAATTAATAATAGGAGGCTTATATGCCCGCATTAACACAAGCTAATCACCCAGATGTTATACAAAAAAATCTTTCTCAGATTTTTGCAGTAAGGTATGGAGAGTTTAAATCCATGATTCCGGCAATCTTTGATGTTGAAACTCCGGATCAAGCTATAGTTACCGAGTTAATGCTTGGTGATCTTGGTGGTGTTCAAACATTCGACGGACAGATTTATTATGATGAAAGTAAACAATCATATAAAAAGACCGTTGAGGAAATTGAATACTCTCTCGGTATTAAAATATCCAAAAAATTCCGAAGAAATGATTTATATGGTGTCGCTAAAAGATCTGCTGCCGCTTTAGCTGATAGATTTCGCGCAAAAAAAGAATCTATAGGTGCAAATTTTTTAAACAATTCGTTTAGCACGACACTCACTGCGGATGCTGTTTCCTTGTGCAATAGCACTCATACCTCCGATGTTGGTGGATCTAGCCAGGCTAATGCAGGATCTTCTTCATTTTCACCTGCCTCAGTGGCCGCTACTCGCCGGTTAATGATTAAGTATAAAACTAATCGCGATAATATTGCCCTTGACTTCCCGGATACTCTTATTGTAGCCACAGGTAATGAGGATGCTGGTCTTGAATTAATCTCTTCTGTAAAACAGGTTAATACCGCGAACAATAATCCTAACGTCCATAAAGGCCGTTATGAGCTTATTGTATGGCACAACTGGCTCACCGATGATGATAATTGGTTCATGGGAACTAAAAACTTAATGAAGGATTATTTTAAGTTTTATCAATGGAATCCGGTTGAGTTCTTTTATGCTGGTGATATTGATACGCTAACTTCAAAACATGCAGGTTATATGTCTTGTAATGTTAGCTCTCCCGATTGGAGACCTATATTCGGACATGAAGTTTCATAAGTAAAAATACAGACGGAGGGATAATATGGCTGTAAGAAAAGGAAGTGGAAGAGTTTTACGGAGAAAAATAATGCCTATATCACCTGCTGCGGTAGAAGCTCGGCAATATGAAATCAATCGTGATCAGGTGTATATAGACGGATTAAAAAAAGGTTCAACGGACTTAAAAGGAATCACGAGTTTTGAAGCAGGCGGAATTAATGTCGCGCAACTTGAACAGCAACTTGCGGTTAAAAAAAGGGCTTTAGCCGCGTTCCTTCCAAAAGAAGGAAGTGGAAAGCAAAAAGATAAAGCCTTAAAAGAGTTTAACCAAGCTAAAGCATACATCGAGAAACACGCTCTTACAAAAGAAGAAGTAGGAAAATGGCCTAAACTTGATGCTACCAAGAATCAAGAATATCGAGCAGCAGTCGATAAATCTTTTAATGAGGAAGTTAATAATCCAATGTTTAGAAGAATGTGTGAACAATTAAAACGCGCCGCCGGAATTCTCGATCCGACAAATAGCGCAATGCGAAACATTGATAATTACCGGAGGCAAAAGTAATGCAAAAAATATTTAAGTTTTTAGGTTTATTTCTTTTTATCATAATTGCTATTGGGTTTTATAGTGGTCTTATATCTGCCCGTGTTACCGGGAATATGCCTACAAATCCAGATGCCTTATGTGTTGGCGCCAGTGGTGTTGAAATCTGTATAAACTCTGACGGTGATCTAATACCTACTACGGACAATGCTGCTGATGTAGGATCTTCAAGTTTTGAATTTAAAGATGGGTTCTTTGATGGAACTGTATATACCGATGCTATAAGTAATTCCGGTGCTGGTGTTTTTAGCGGAACACTTGTTATACCTTCATCAACTGCTGTTCAAGGCGCATTTACACCTTCGGCAATAGGTCAACTAATGATAAATACAACTGACAGTGAACTATGTATATCAACTGGCATACTTATTTCCGACTGGGTAATCGCAGACGGTTCTGCTGCTTGCTCACATTAACAAGGATATATAAATGAAAAAAAACCTATTACTAATATTTTTTCTTACGGTGTTCTGTTCAGTATGTAGTGCCGCTCCGAAAAATGATATTTATGTAAAAAGGGTAAGTCAAAACCATGGCAATGAGCGTGTCCCTTTCGCTATATCGGTCGATTCAAATTCTTGGACTCAAATTCTTAAGGAGGATGAAAATAGGAGGTATTCCATTATCGAGGCTACTTCTACCACTTCAAATACTATTGTTTGTTTGTCTACTACGACCACAGCTTCTACAGTATGTAGTATATCATCTAACGGACAAAAATTAGGCACACAAAGATATTATTACGAAGATTATAGTCAAGCTGCTTTATACGGAAGAGTAGAAGACGCTTCTTCCGCCGACTTTACTTTGTTTGGAGAAAAAAGGCGCGATAGTAAGGATACTGCTACTGACGAATAGAGGGTATATGAGACTTTTTCTATTTTTTATTTTAATCGCAACCTCTGTTCCTTGCTCCTCCAAAAGCGCCTCAACATTAGTGACTGATACCCGGCTTTTGGCGAGAGATCCCTCCTCGCTTGGCCGGGTGCGGTTTTCTGATGCCCAGATTTTAAATTTCCTTAATGAAGCACAAGCCGATGCAATTGCAACAACTTTTTGTATTGAGAAAGAATATTCATTCGATACAGTTTCCGGAACGACTTATTATGCTTTAACTGATTCTTTTATAAGTGTAAAACGACTTCTTTCAGATAGTATGAAACTTGACGAAAAAAGTCCCGAGAAATTAGATAAATTATCATCTGAATGGGAGACAGTAACTGGCACTCCATTTAATTATTACATAAATTTCTCAAGTCGTACAAAAATAGCATTTTATCCCGTCCCTGATTCAGTAAGTTCAACAACAACTATTAAAATTGAGTATTTTGCGCGGGCAGACACAATGATTTTAACATCTACTCCCTTTAACGGAATAACCGAATTTAATTCATTCCACAATATGCTTTCATATTATGCTGCTGCTCAAATGCTTTATATTGATGGTTCTGTGACTGTTGGTGATCGATATATGCAAAGGTATACGTATCTTAAAAAAGTTTTTGGAAGGTCATGTAAAGCTCGGCCTACATATATGCCGAATATTAATATGTCACCAAAATAAGGATTATGAGACTAATAATTTTATGCCTACTCCTAAACCCTATATTACTCAAAGCCCAAACCCCGGCGATTGAGGCTTATCCTATTCCAAATTTTAGTCAAGGTGTTGTCACCCGTTATAACCCCGCCTTAATTCCTGAAAATTCAGTTCAATGGGCTGAAAATGTTTATTTTGATGTTGAGGGCGGTATAACGCGCCGGAAGGGTTATTCGCAATTTAATTCAAGTGTGTTTCCTGATTCTCAATCTGTCCGCGGGATATGGCCGTTTACTGCCGATGACGGCACAAGGTATATTCTTGCCTTATCAAGTGAAACAATTTATAAAGCCACTACAGATGGAGAATTTACAGCTATATCCGGGCTTAATGGGTTTTCAACAGTATCCGATATGGATGCGACTACTCTATCAGGTAAAATATGGTTCACAAATGGCACTGACGCTGTTTCTACTTGGGATGGGTCTAGTACTAGCACTGTGACCGAAGCGCCGCTTGGCGGGTTAATAGAGTCTTATAGGAATCGAATTATAATCGCTGGGAAGTCCGGGGAACTTTCAAATATTTATATGTCCGAGAATTTGGACGGCACCGAATGGACTATCGGACCGACATTAAACACATCTCCTATTAATTTACCTATCGGCGGTATTAACGGAAAACCTATCACATGTTTATATGCAGGATACAAAGATATTCTCTGGGCTTGGACCGAAGATGAGACCTGGGGTATTTATGGATTTGGTTATAAAGATTTTTCTACTCGGCAAATATCCCGGGAAGTTGGGTGTATTGAAGATAAATCCGTTCAAGAAAAAGATGGAAAATTATATTGGATGTCTCGACGAGGCGTTGAAGAAGCTACTGGGCAAACTTTTAATCGTATTTCCGATGGGAATAAAGATATTTTTGACACTATAATAAATAATTCCGCATTGTTGAGGCTTAAATTATATTCTTCTCAAGCTGAATGGGAAGAGGGGACCTTAGGAAATGAAATATCCGCTACAATTAGTCCAGCAAGTATCGTTCCGGCAACTTTCACAGTAACCGAAACTCAAGATTATGAATTTGATGAGGGAACATTGGTAGATGTTTCTACGGAAAATGTAAACTATGAAAATTCTATTGTTCTTTCCACTTCAAGTATCGAGTCTACATTCGATGACTTTTCTGATGGTAATTACACAAGCGATCCTATATGGACATGTGTTGGTAATACTGGTGATTGTGCTAGGGTATCAGTTGCTTCTGAACTGTTAATAATTAATGGGCTAAGTTGGGTTAATGGTTGGATAACGTTATCATCTCCTAATTCCTTAAATGGTATCCGTATTCAAAAAAATATATATCTAAATATGAATACTTGGGCGACAGATACCGACGCATATATAAATATTACTGAAATATTTCTTGTTGCTGATTCAACTACTCCATTAAATGGATATTATATACAAATTACTCACACACATCCGAATCAAACATATAAGGGTACTTTGAGTGCTAAACTATATAAAAGAGTATCTGGGGACGATATCCTTTTAGGTAGTGATAACTCATTATCAGTAACAGGGGATCTTCCTAATACCTACCTAGAATGTAATAATCTTTTTTTAGAAGGAGATAAATATTCTGGTACTTTTATCGCTTCCGATACATCGTGTGGATTATATATCTCAGGTTCTGGATTCACACCAGAGTATGATAATTCTTATTATGTAATTAATTCTTCATTTTCAAAAGAGTCTACTTATATTGATACTTTAACACAGGAATATACTTTCTACGACTCGACTGGAACTTATACCTCTGG